CGGAAAACGTGCAGCATTAACCGCCCCATGTTGGCCGGGAATTTGCAGCATATTCGATTCCACTGTTACCGGCGGGCGAAACATCGTGCCCTTTTCAATAATCCAGTCCGTTAGCGGCTGGCCGTTAATCAAATAATTCATCAGCTATTACCAACCTAATGCTGCCGCGAATTGTAGAGTCTTGTTTTGGGTGACCGAAGCAGGCTCCGCGATCGGGTTAGTGATGTAGTAATTCACCACCGTGCCCGGCTGTGCACCGCTTACTCCCCTCGGGGGGTGGTTGTCGGTGCCGAGGATGCCGCCCGAAGCGAGCGGCACTAATTGCTTCCCGAACCGCTTAGCGACTTCCTCAAGAATCTCTAAGTTCCGTAAACGCATAGACGGTTTACCCGAGATGTAGGCTTCCCACCCGGTTTCGGGTTCACCCCAAAGGATGTTCGCCCCACCCTTAACGATCTGCGGAATCCGCGCGGCAGTGTTGATGCCGCCAGCAGCGAACCTTTTGACGATCCCGCCGTCCGCTCGCCGCATCATCGCTGCCGCCGCCGACGGGCCACCGCCAGAGTATTGGACGGGAATCGTGATCGACTGGTGGCGAAGATTATCGATTTGGCTGTTAATCGCATCGATACCTACGGATTGGAATTGGATTTCTTTGCGAGCTGGCATGGCGTTAATTTTGTCGGTCACGCCTTGCAATTGGTCACGCGAGTATCCGGCCTTTAGGGCCAGACCTTGGAAGTCTTCCCGCGCGACCCCGGCCTTAGCGGCGAGTAACACTAATTTGTCTATCGTCATCCCACCCTGGTAGGCGGTACGGAATAGCTCGTTTTGGGTGGCGTTCAACGTCTGGTTATATGCGGTTGTTTTCGCCATCGTGTTCTGTACCGCGTTGGCCTTTTGCTCTGCCGCCAGCTTAGATTGCGCCATCCCCTCAATAAACTTCCGGGCTGCCTCATCGTTAGCTTTCGCATTAGTTTGCGTGTCCGCGCTGTTGGCTTGCAGACCCTTCGAATAATTCAGAGTCTTGTTCGTCAGCTCTTCGACCACTTCTGTGCCGAGTCCGAGGGTTTCCGACCATTCGGCAATTTTGGTGCGAGATTCTGCAGTGGTTCGGGTTGCCTGGATGGTGTTACCGTCAGCGTAGGCGATAGCGTTACCGTATTCGCCGCTTGCGTCGGCTGCCGCTAACACTGCTCTGGTCGCTTCCCATTGGGTGGTGGTCGCTTCAATCGAGTCCGCGCCATGCTGTTTGACGGCTTCGGTGTGGGCGCGGACCGCTTTTTCTGCCCGCATCGTCGCTTCTTCGGCCCTAATTTTAGCTTCCAGCTGCGTGACCTCGACACCGTTCAGCCGGTCTTGCGCAGCTTTCGCCTCGTCCAAAGCCGCCGCCAGGTCGGACACCGCTCGCGCATACCGTTGGGTCGCCGTTAACGTAGACTCGTAGACGGCTTGGGCTTCTTGAATTTTGCGGATATTCGGGTCGATCGCATCAATGAGGTTTTCGTAGGCTGCGATTTGGGCGCGGGTCGCATTGTTACCATCATCGGTGGAGGTAGTGGCCGCTACCATCGCTTGCGTATACTGATTCTGGCCTTGCGTCAGGCCAGTGATCGTGGATGCGGCGGCGTTAATGTTTTGGCCGTACCCGATGGTCATCGTCGAGTACTCTTGAGCTACGGGCGTAGCGGCAGCGAGTTTCGTTTTCAGGTCGCCTAACTTCTGCTGCCAGTTTTCAAGCAGTCGAACCTGAGCGCCCATATCGCCGGACGATAGCACTTCTAGGACTCGACCCCAGTCGTCGCCGATGGTGGCTAGAGATAGCGACCAGTCGTTGCCAGCCTTTTTGGCGTCGTCGAATTGTCTAATCCAATGGTCTGCCCACTGGGTTTGCGACAGTTCGCCGCCCGCCGCCCGGATAGTGCCAGCCAGGTCGAGGACGGACTGCTGCCACTCCTGCTGCGTCCGTTTCGCTTCACCAATCTTGTTGACAATCGCCGAAATACCAGCAGTGACCGCCGCGACAGCTAACCCAATACCAGTGCTAATAAGCGCGGTTTTCATTGCGGCGCCTAAAACTTTTATGCCCGATCCCAAGGCGCTGACGGCCACTTGGGTGGCGATAGCTTTCTGAGACATCCCACCCATGGCATCACTCATGGCCCGGTTCGCGGCCACTTGTTCCATGATTGATTTCTTGACCGAATCGAACACGGGGCTGAGCTTGACCCCTACCGCATGCAGTCCAACCATGGCGGCGACAGCAGTGAGGACGGGGGTTGGGATTTTGGTGAGTACCGTCGCTAGGGCGCCCACACCTGTGACGATGGGGCCGATGACGGGTGTGGCCGCTGCGAGACCTCTACCGAATATGGTTAGACCAGACGAGGCGACTTCACCTAGTTTGGTGCCGATAGCCTGCACCGCCGGAGCTAGCCGGGACAGCAGGTCGGTGGACAGGGTTCCGGCTTGTTTCGCGATATTACCGAGCGGGCCGATAAGGTTTTTCGCGGACTCGGCTAGCGATCCGATGATGGCGCGGCCATCTTTCGACGCGAGCAGGAAAGCACCAACCCCGGCCACCACCGGACTCAACGATAACCCTAAATGGCTCAGGATCGGGTTCAAGCCCCCGAGTGTCGCTAGGCCGGTAGCAACACCGGCGATGGGGGCGGCCATATTCCCGAGGTTCGACAGATGCCCGACGACGGTAGACAAATCGATTTTCGCGGCGTGGGTCGCTAGTTTAGCGAACCCCTCGTTAATGAGTGGTTTCAGGGAAGCGGTAACCGAATCAATAGCCGGGATAGCTTTATCAAACTGGTCTTTTAAGATAGCGAGCGACGGGGTGGCGGCTTCCGCACCCAATCGGCCTAGTGCGGCTTTCACGTTCGATAGGGATGCGTTGAAGCTATCGGTATTTTTCGCTGCCCCACCCACATGCTGCTCTACTGCTTTTTGGAAATCCTCGAAACTGACTTTCCCTTTAGACACCATCTCGCGCAGTTTTTCTTGAGTGACGCCCATACTCTCGGCCAGCCACGCGAACACCGGCAGGCCGCGCGAAGCCAACTGCATTAGGTCTTGGGTGTACATGCGGCCTTTACCAGCCATCTCACCCATCACCGGCGTCAAATTGTCGAGACTCACCCCAGCCACGGCAGCCATATCCGCTGTGACGCTCAGGGCGCGGCCTAAATCCTGACCCGGCTTCACACCCGATGCCAACAGTTGGGCAGCCAGTTTCACCGAGTCGCCGAGACCGAAAGCGGTGCCTTTGACGGCCTGCAGCGACGTGTCCATCACGCCGGTCACTTCTTTCGACGTATAGCCGAGAGCCCGCAGTTTCGCGGTCGCATCATCAATCGCCAACGCCCGATTAATACCACCGGAAACTGCGAGGCCGCCGACTGCTGCGCCGACGGTAGCGATCGCCGCCCCAGCGACCTTAGCGATACCAGTAAAACCCGCCCCCACCTTGCTGGTTAGGGACTTAGACATGCTGTCGCCAGCACTGTCAGCCGCCCCACCCAACTCTTTCTGGATCGTGGAGGCAGCGCCTTTTAAGGATGGGATGATCTGCACATAGGCAGACGCCAACTCAAGAGACATGCAGATCACTCCTTCCTAGAATGCGGCCAGCTGGCCGATAGTGGCAAAATGAGAGAATGGAACCGGTAGTGGATTCGGCGACGATAGCGTGGGCGGAAACCCAGAAACAACGCGCCCCGATACCCGCTGAAAAAATAATCCAGGCCGATGCTGTGATCCAGATAGAGATCCCGGCGCGGTATCAGTATCAGACGGTGAAAGAAAACGCGGTGAAAGCCCCCAGCAGTAGGCTGTTGAACCGAATGGCTCGTAAGGGTTGGGAGTATGTGGGGATGTCGCCCCACCGCGATTTCTGGGGCGACACCACACTCACATTCCGCAAACAAGTCGGCTAGCCAAATACAGGTTCGATTGGCTGTTCGCGTGGCAGGTTGAGAATATCTACAATGTCGGCCACGTCGTGGATCTCCCACTCATCGTCAACCCCACCATCATCATCGGATTCTTGGTGGGTTTCGTTATAACGGATCAGGGCTCGTACGAGCGCCGATTCGGGTGGGCTGTTTTGGGTGATGCGCACTAGGTCACCCCACGTTAGTTGTGGGGTGCCTAGGTCACGCAGCCGCAAGCCTAACGTGATGAGGTCGTATTCGATGGCACCCTTGAAATCGGCTATTAGGCCGAGGGTGCCACCGATTCCCCCGCCGTCACCCCAAAATCACTCAACAGCGCAGCATCAGCCGCAGCGAGCGCGCGAGAGGCCGCCAGCCAGAGACGTAACGCTTCGATCACCGACAGTGGGGTGATCAGTTCCGGGTCGCGTACCAGCAGCATCAACAGTTCGGCTAGGATGTGCAGGTCTTGCTCATCCTCTGGCTTCAACTGTTCCGCCGTCCAAGCTTTTTCGGCTGCCCGTAACGCTTCGAACTCGGTAAGGTTCCGGGCGAGCGCACCGAGCACGGTCACGGCCTGGCCATTGATAAGCACTTGGTCGGCAGCCAACGAGTCTGGCTTAGTGGTTTTGGTTGCCATTAGGATGCGACCACCTTCGTAATATAGTCGGTCATCCGCACGCCATTAGCGTCGGGTAGGCATGCGATCTCGACCGCGTGGGTGATGGGGGTGCCTTTCTTGTACTGCACCGTCCGCGACTGCTTGACCTTGCCAGCCGGGATTACCTTCCGCATAATCCGGCCACCGGTCAGCACCAGCTCGATATACCACTTGCGGGCAGGCAGGTCAGCGGTCGTGTGCTTCACCGTAATCAGGTTCGCAGTCTAGACCACGTTCTCAGCACCATAGAGCTCTTTCAGACCCTCAGCTGATACTTGGAGCAGGTCGAAGTTCACGTTCTCCTTGGACGAGTCGACGACGGTGGAGACCACTTCGCCGTTCATGTCTTCGATGTCGGTTTCGGAAACCTCGACCTGGTTCGCGACCCCCTCCGCCCCGATGTACCCCAACGACACTGCCGTGGTCGGTAGCGCAGCGTTAGCGTCGGTCGGGATGGGACCATTGCCGGGATCAACCCAAATGGCGCCGGTAGATTTCGCTTTCGCAATAGCAATATCTGCTTTATTCATAGGCATAAATAATCAGCCCTTTCAATAGATAGGATTTTGGATACTTTTGGATACTTTTGGATACTTTTGAATTACTGACACTTTAAGTTGTCAGTAAAGTGATACAGTTCGGCCTAAATAGTCGTGGTGCGGACTATTAGTTGGTAGCGGTTATCGCCGCTACTGTCGGGAAAGTTATATAGCGCCGATATTTCGACGCTGCCAATATCAGGATGCGAGTCCTCTAAAGATTCGAGGCTGGCGGCGACTTGTTGGGCGAGTTCCGACGCTTGGTAGCGGCTCTCCCTGGACCACGTTTGGACGGCGAGGGTCGCAGTATCTACGATCCACACACCGCCGCCGATGCGTTCCACCGTAATAAACGACGAGGGCCGGTCGAGCGGGATTTGGGAGTAAGCGGCAGGCAGGTTCGGGTCATTGTTGAAATGACCGATCAGCAGCGCCTCAACATTAGCCATTAGGTGATACTCCCAAACGCCCTCGTCAACCCCTCGGCAACATGGGAACAGTTCGGATGCCATGCGCCGCAGGTCGGGCAGCCAGCCTCTCGACCGTCCACCGTCACCCGCGAATGGGCGCGATTTTTCCCGGCCTTAGTCGTCACCTTCGCGCCCTTACCTGCCCGCGCAGCGATAGCGTTCGCATAACCAGTTAGAAGTGCTTGCACATCCGGGGAGTTTCGCAACGCTCGCGCTCCATCGAGGTTCATTACCACTTCAACTTTAGCCATCAGTTATCCTTTGACGGTTTCGAGGTAGACGACATAATTCCAATCGCCGGGCGTGTTCGCCGGGTCGTAAGGTTTCGGATCTCCCACCACCCCCAGCGGCTCACCCTCGCCCGGCACCCAGACGCGGGCACCGCGCAGAGGGCGGTTGTAGGTTTTCGGGAAGTAGATGACGTAGGTGGTTTTCACTCCGTCGGGCCGGTTCGCTGAGCCGACTTCCTCATTCATCATCGACATACCCAACCCCGCAGACGGCGCCACCAAGACGCCGCCTACAGTTTCGGGCACCCACTGGCGGATGGGGTTATTCATCGGATCCACACCAGCAGCATCTAGGCGCTCAACAACTACCTCATGGGTAGTGAAATCAAACCAGGCTTCCATTTATGGGTTCCACCGGCCTAGCGTGTCGATGGTGGTGGCGCGTGGCCGGATGCCGAGCCGCTTGCGTTCCGGTTTCGTCAAGTACAGATTCCGGTCGCTCAACGTCATAGACGCAGAGAACGGGCCCATCATTTTCGATACCTGCGTCGCCGCCTCGGGAATACCAGCCGGGGTGGACATGGCGCGCCGCACCATCGCACACACCACCAGCCGAGCGACCGCACCCAACACCCGGTCGCCCTCAATGCGAGCGTCAATGTTGGGGGCTTCCGCCCGGATGATGGTCGAGGCGTCCGCCAGTAGGCTCTCAGCGACCACAGTTTCAGCGTCGGTGACGGGCCGCCACCGTGCGGCGAGGTCCACCAGAGTTGCGAATGGTATTAGCGACACGGTAGCGAGGTTGGTGGTCACTTGGTGGCCGTGCCTTTCGCCCCAGACTTCACCGGCGCCTTTTGATTTGGTAGCCGTGCCGCTCAAAATAAGCGAGCGCCGCCACATCATCAGTAGCGCCCCTCCCGCCAGAAAACTCAACACCAACAACAGTGCCAGTAAACCCAGCGACGGGCGTGTGAACGACGGTAGCCATTAGCGTACCTTCAGGTTGCGGAACACCGCAGCCGCCTTAGTAGCCTTCAACGCGACCGACACCGGCCCCAACTCGACCTCGCCTTTCTTGACCGCCCCAGCGGACGAGAAATCGGGCAGATTAACGAGCACCATTTGCGAGCCGACAGTGGTGACACCGTGGAAACCATCCATACCGATCCGGACCGCGTACAGGGAAGTGGTGCCATTAGCGGCGGTGGGAATGATCGGGTCGTTGCTGCCAGCTTTCGCCCCAGCATCCACCAACGTCAGACCACCGTAGGTTTCCCGAGTGATCGGACGGCCACCAGCACCAACCAGCCCATCTACCGGATTCTGCACATACATGCCAGAACCACGCACGATGGAACGCACCCGCGCTAACGCCTGCTGATTACCGAGCAGCAGGGTCGGCGAACCATCCAGCAGGGTCAGGAACTCGTCCAACGCATCCAACGCACCCAAACGGGCTTCGCTAGTGTTCAACGCCGACCAGTCGGTAGTAGCACCAGCACGAAACTCCGTAGAGGAGCCAGTCAGCGCCTTATCCAAGCCATCGAAAGCGTTTGGGTCGGTCGCGACATCGCCGTTGATCACGAGGTCTTGGAACAAGGTCTTAGCGGCCTTGATTTTCTGCACCATGTTCAGCGTCACCGCGTCGGAACCGGTTTTACCGATCCGGGCGATCACGCGGTCAATCTCGAAACTGCCACCAAGTACCGTGAGGTTCGTGGTGAACTGTTCGGTGGTGACGTTCTGCGGCGCATACTCGGTGTTGAGCGCGCGGGTCGCTGCGGTCGGTTGGGTGACCAGACGGCGGTAACCGTAGGTCATGGTGGCGCCACCCCCGGACGGGTTGACCGCATCATCGAAAACCAGTTCGTCAAGTAACGCTGATTCCTTCCGGAATTCGTCAATCACAAACGGATCGTAATCAGTTTGGGCGTTGTTCTTAGCTTCAGCTAAAGTTACAGCCATAATAGGGATATTCCTTTCAATGAGAATATTGAGATTTTGGTTTTAGTTCTGGTAGAACGCGTTAACCGCTTCCGACAGGCTACCGAAAACCTGTTTGCCGTTACGGGTGGAGCCTTGCGCCGTCCCCATCGGGACAGATGAGCCGCCAGATGGTTTGACGAGTTCGGCGAGAGCTTTAGCATCCGCCAACAATTCTTCGCGAGTGGCGCCGGTTAGCCGTGCGGCTAAAGCAGCTGGGATACCAGCTTCAGCAGCGACCTCCGTGCGGAGTTGTTTCGCCTCTAGCTGTGCGGCTTTCGCTTCGGCTTGGGTGGCTCGTTCGTTGGCTTTTTCGAGTTCGCTCTTTTTCGCATCCTCGATAGCTTTCAACTGTTCGGCTGCCTTGCCGTTTTCCTTGGCGCGTGCCTCCCACTTACGGGCTTCGGCTTTCCAATCCGTCCCATCCTGTGCAGGCGGGGTAGCATCAGCAGCCGGGATGTTCGCGTCGGTGGGGGTATCGTTTTCGGGCGCGGTTTCGGTAGGGTTTTCGTGTTCCATAACGAGGTTTCTCCTATGCAGGAATAAGGTGAAATATCCCGTGCGGGCTATTTGGTCAGAATAAAACCCCGACGATTGCCGGGGCTGGATTACTCATAGAACTGAGTAGGGCTATTCGCCTCTTAGTACTTGATGAAATATCTCAGCAAGCCGCTCGTGGTCCCTGTCGGGTGGTTCAGTTCCCGACCACTCGATTATCGCTTCAACATTGGGGACTAACTCTGCTGGCAAAGCAATTTGAGCGTCAATAAGTTCAACCATCGCAAGATATACCCCTGAGGTGGGATTGCCCTGCTCGTAGTAGCTCGTCACAAGAACAGGATATTTGGCGAGAGGCAAAACGAAATCGATAATTGGGTCAGCAATGCCGTAAGCTTCATCGTCGCTAATCGGATGGGATACCATTTTTCATTACCTCATCCCAATAGTCCCTAGTGAGTGCGATCCGGTCTAGTGGCCGCTCAACCCTTGCGCCGTCTTTCTTATTATAGATCACATGGTGACCTTCGGCGCTGGTTCCGTTCACGGGGTAAGCGTGGTGCCATTGAAAGTCGCTACTGCCATGCGGTGCATCTGCAACGATTGCGTAAACGACGCCATTATGTTCAACGGCTCGTACCGACACTTGATTGAGTCCGTAAAGGTATTTCTGCCCGAACTCCGGGTGGGTTTCCGCTAATCGAATACCATCAACATAGTCGGTTACTGATATTCCTTGTGGAACTTCGGTTTTGCCACGGCGACCAAAACCAAAGGAGTGACCACCTCGACCTTTCCCGATACCAGCGAACTCAGCAAGCAGGTCTGCATCGGTTATAGCGAGGGCGGGTAGCTTACTACGCATGGTTTTTAGGCGATCTCGTAGTAGCCATCGGGCGTTGTATCTGGCTGCCTGCGACAGGTTGGGGTTGAGCATCGCGGCCCGCAACTCGTCATCCGACAGCTCATCCACCGAACGCGGTAAGCGAGTACCGGGGCTTTGTCCTGCTGCGTGTACGAAGTCGGGTTCGGCCACGCATCGGCAATAGTTGTGGAACGCTTTCATCCACTTAGTCGGCGACCCATTACGAGCCTTCACCGTCCGCCAAGCCGCATCCCGGGTAGCGCCCTCGGCGTCACGTCGCGCGGCAGCCACCCCCTGCTCATACGAGTGAGACTGCGCAGCGCGTTTTGCGGCTTTACCATTCATCTCAGCAGCGATACCCTTGCAATAGTCACAAGTGCTGCCGCTGGTACGAATCCGGATCTCGGGCCGCAGCGGATCCTCAAACGAAATGGCCTCCACCGTCCCCGTCGCCGTCGCAGACAGAAACCTAGTCAACCAGCCCGCCACGTCGCCAAGAATCCGATCCGGATGGCCGTCCACCGCGTGCTGCAGCGTACTGGCGGCCATTGCTTTAGCTTGGGCGTCAAGCAGGTCCTCGTATTCGGTGAGCATCGTTGGCGTGAACCCGTCCACTATGCCGGCAGCCGCCCGTACTGCCCCATAAAAGTCGGCAGCCAGGACAGAAGCCATCGGATAAGTGTCACCAGTGATCGCCCTAATCGTCTCCGTCAGGTCGGCGCGGATGGTGGCGTAGTCTTGGGTGAAGTCAAGCCGCGCGAACGCTTTACCCCACGCTTGCTGTTGGACGGCATCAAGTTTGGCGAGGATAGCTCTTAAATCTTCCACACCCATCATCAGGCACCATCAACTAGGGTTGTGGTCTCACTGGCGTCAGAGGTAGGCTCAGTGACGCCAGTGAGAAGCAGTTGCAGGTTAGCGCGCGCCGCTTCGGCTTGCCGCTCGGCCTTAATCACCGCCTGCTCGGCAGGGGTAACCCCAATCCGGTCAAGCACGATCTGCGATTCCTTGGGCAGAATCCCAGCCCCAACCAGCTTGGTAGTCCCATCGGCAGCTGCCGCCGGAGTCTCGGTCGCCGCATCACCCCACCGGGTAGTGATCTCCCACGCTTCGGAAGGTAGGGCGCCGTCGCGCAGCCAGAGAGCGTCGCGGGCGACTTTCTCCCAACCCCGCCCAAACTGGCGTTGCCGTTTCTTAATCCGCCGCACCAGGCGAGCCTCCGCCCGCGAAATCGCATCCGCACTAGCCGGGTTTGCGTGCACTAGGCCGAGGTTGTCCACCGGGATACCGGTCTCACCGGCCAGCATTTGCGCTAGTGCGTTCAGTTGCTCAATATGCGGCGTCGGACTAGATGCGGGAATGGTTTGCACCTGCGGCAGTTCCCCATCCTCGTTACGCGGCAGCATCCGAACCCGGCCCATCAGCATCGTCCACTTATCGAGCAGATTACCGTCAGCGTCCTCGAAGTCTTCTTCGGTCAGGCCGAGGTAGATAAGCTGCTGCACACTGAACAGCTCGCCAGCTAGGCTCATGCGGAGCATGACGCGCATCGCTTCCTCAGTGTAGTAGCGCACTGGTTCGCTGATCTCGGACCGGCCTCGCATTTGGGAAGCGTAGGGACGGTTCACGAACGGCGTCACCGGCAGAATCCCGCCCGGCAACGTGCGTTGATCTAGAATCGTGCGTTTCTGTAAATCTACGAGCTGCCAAAGTCCGGGCGTATACAAATCGACTTTAGTGACCTGCCCCGTTTTCGCGTCGGCAGGATGCTCCACGATAGCGGATATAGCTGCCCGCTTCCGGGCATCCCAATCCATCGTCACATGATCCACCGATTCCGCAGTAATCACCGGCAGATCAGGATTATCACCGTATCCGACGACGGCGAACCCGATACCGTGAATCAGCGAATCGAGGGTGGCGAGACTAACCTCGTCCTCGAGCGCGTTCGCGTTCACAATTGGTTTCAGACCGAGCTTGTCATCGTCGTGCCCGGCTTGCAGGTAGCCTTGGAACTCCATCCGCTCCTCCATCGTGTCGATGGCGGCACTAGCGAACCCGCACGATACTCGGATCGCCTGTTTCACGGACGGCGGGACAGCTATATCTAGGCTGTTGGTTAGGCTCGCGGATTCGTAGAGTTGACGGCGCGGCTTGTTTTTGCGGCGGTACGTTTGGAGGCGACCCCGCAGCTCCGCCACCGTATCCAACGCGGCGGTATCAGCTTTTACCAAGAGATCACTTTCCTTTTCTGTACCGGCCCAGCCGGCTTGTCTTTAACTACCCCATAGGCGAGGGTCACCGCTTCGAGGGCGGTCACATCGTGGTCGGCGATGGTGGCTTGCCACCCGAAACCGCCGAGTTTCCCAATCGGCCTGCGTTCCGCCACCCGCAATTGAGCATCTAGCCCCGGCTGGCCGCTGTGCGTGAGTTGTTGCTCGAGGATGGCGTTCAAGAATCCGGCATGCGCGGCGGTAGCTTGATCCGAGTTGAACAGTTGGATCCGTGATTGCGGTATCCGCGCGGTTTTCAGACTGTTGGCAAGGTCGGTGGCGCCAGCTTTCCCATCGATCGCTATCTTGACGCCCGGGGTTGCTCGTTCGCGGAGCCAAGCGATTAGGTTGCTGGTTCCATGCGCGGTGGGGGTCACTCCGATAGCTTCGACAAACACTTTCCCGTCTGCGCCTTTGATCGCTGCACCGACTGCGTACCGTTCCCCGTCTGCACTGAACTTCACGCCGAAAGCTATTGGCCCGACATCTGGGGCCCCGGTGACTTTGAGAGCTTCCCAAGTTTTCCGGCCCACGAGCTGCCATGTTTTGATGCCGTCCCCATCCCATACGCCGAGTGCTTCACGTTTCCACGAATCGTCGTTGGTGAGGTTCTTCCGCATCCGCTTAATCGACGCGGGCGGCGTCCGATGCGGATACGACGGGTTGGCTTTCAGTAGTTGGGCTTCGTCCATCAGGCCGGGACCGTCCGGCTGGCCCACGTTATCGTCGGCCCCGAGCTCAATGTAGAGGCCGTCCCCGCCGATGCCGACCACTTGATCTTTCGGCTTCAG